TTCAGAAGAGAAGGTGAAAATATGAATGAAGATTACAATGAAGAAGAATATATGGCTGCATTTGAAGAAAATGCAGGTGTATTTAGCGAAGCATTACCAGCGATTGTTAGAGAGTTTCAAGCGTCAGCAGTTGAAGTTTCTCACTATAATGACATACCAGCAGGAATAAGTTTCTTTACTATCTTAGGACAGATTTGTAAAGACTTTATTATTATTCCAAACGGAAGAAATCATGAAGATACAAGAGTCCACTTTTGTTGGGTTCAAACAAGCGGAACAGGAAAATCAACATTATATAATTTTGTTGGGCCGGTTGCAAATGGTGTATTTAAAATGATTAATGAATATAATAGGCATCCTCCTTTTGTTAAAGAAAATATTCCAATGAATAGAGTATTTGATACATTTGGTGTTACGGATTCAGTTCTTATTGGCGGATATGATAAAGAAGTTGATGATGAGGGAGAAATTATCTATAATAGAAGACCCGGAGTTTTAGAAGGTAATGGCCTTGCTCATTGGGATGAATTTGAATATTCCGGTATCTTTAAACAAAGCCAACATAAAGAAAATTCTATTGTATATCTAAATACATTAATGAACTCATTAGCGGGAGAATCTTGGATTATTTCAAAAGCATTAACTTCTTTTGGAGGTATGATTATGGAATGTTTCTGTGAGCGTTCAGTATTGGCTATGACTTATCCTCCTAATAATCTAAACGATGTTATGGCTGAAAAGGGTGTTCTTCAAAGAATGTTATTGTATGTTTGGGAAGTTCCTGAGTTTATTCAGCACAAGATGAGACTAGAGCAAATAGAAAAAGCCGGAACAGTTGAAGAAGTTAATCAACCTATTACAAAGTATTCTAAAGGTTTATTTAATATCTATAAATTAACTCAAGAAAGATTTAATGAAGTGGGTGGCGACCCACTCAAAACTATGAGATATACCGAAGATTTTAACCAAGTATTGAGATTAGAATATGAAAGTATGCGTATGTATTTACAAAATACTAGAACCGATGTTGCAAAAATAGCGGGTAATTTTACCACCCGTTTGATGAAAATACTGTATAAAATGTCTGTTCTTTGTAGTGTCGCATCTGCGCCATCAATCAAAGAAAAAGACAAACAATTCGTTGTTACAGGGCATAATGTCCGTCAAGCGGCTACTATTGTCCGACAGTGTTATATGACATTGGTTGATTGGCTTGAGCGAAGCCTACGGGTAAAGCGACAAAGCATCGCAGAAAATTCGCTTGAATCAGTCTTTATAGAAGTATTTAACAAAATAAAGAAAGATGAGCAAGGTTTCGTCAATAAAACAACACTCCTAACAGAAGTTCGTAACAAGGCTAAAAAGTCAAGAGCGCAAGTGTATAGACATTATGAAGTGGTTAGACACAAGTTTGAAGAAGAAAAAGGTAGCGGTAATAGAACTTATGTTAGGTTAATAAAAGGTGATGAAGAATGAAATGGGAGAATACATATTTAGTATTTGAAGTAGCAAAAGGGCCAAAAGTAATTATTGAAACTTTAAACACTTATGGTGATGATGGTTGGGAATGTTGTTCTCAATTAATCGTTGCTGGTTCTCAGATTGTTTGTTTTCTAAAAAGAAGAACAGATATAGATGAAAAACCAAAAGTGGATAAAGAAACAGAAAAGATTTCTAAACTTTGGTCTAGTGGTGAGTAATATGTCAGTTTTAGCAATTGACTTAGAAACTAAAAATATGTCTTATGACATAGGTGGGTTTGGTAATACCCATATGTTTCAAGTATCAACAGTTGCTACATGGGATGGCGCAAATGGAACTGTTTATGTTGATGAAGCAGTTGATTCATTTGCAAAGTCTGGACACATAATTAAACCATTATCTGAACTAAAATATGATTTAGATAATCATTTAGAGAAGGGCGGAGTCCTATTAGGACATAATATCAAAGCATTTGATTTGCCTATTCTTAGGGATTCTATGGATATTTTTTGTATCAATAAATACTTAAAAAATGAAAAGTTTATAGATACCTCAAGAATCCTAATGAAAGAGCATGGTGAAAGATTTCAGTTAAAAAATCTTGTAAAATGCACTATGAATGATGCTAAACTAATGGATAGTGCAGATGCCCCTAAGTTATGGAAAATGGGGCAATATGATGAAGTCGTTGAGTATTGTATGAAAGATACTCAATTAGTATTTGACTTGTGGAAATACGGTCAAGAAAATGGAATAGTTAAAGCCTTTTCTTTAGAAAAAGGTGAACATAAAGAATTAGAGGTGAAATGGTAATGTCAGGCTGGGAATGGTTTGGTTTATTTGTATTTCTCGTTGTTCTGATGCTTTTGTTCTTTGCAGCATTTGGTGGAACTAATATCACTGATGAAAGCGTTGAAGAATATATGAAGCGTCTGATGGGCGAAGAAAATAAAAAGTGATTATATGGCATTAAAACAGGTTTGTCCTTATTGCAACGAATCAACGGTTGCAAGAAGGCTACTTGGCTTTTATGTAGGTTCACCCCAACAAGTTAAATTGTGGGAGTGTCGTGCCTGTAACGGAATATGGTCTGAAAAAACAATTTGAGGGGGGCTTCGGCCTCCCTCATTTTTTTTGGTTTTTCAAAAATTCCGATTTTTTATTTCGCTTATTATAATTTATATGGGCTAAATCAGAACGCAAATGCTACAACTGAAAGAGGAATATTAGAAACAGCAACAATGTCCACTCCATCAAGTATAGTGCATTCAGCCTCAAAATCAGCATCAAAGCCTTGTCCCGCAGAAGCCGGTCTTGCACCATCTATTGTCGGTTGAAATGTGCTAGTATTTGTTGCCCCTGTTGAATTAACGGAAAATCTATTGCCTGTATCACTATTTTCAAAAACTTTAGTTATTGACCAAGAAAAGGTATAACTTCCTGTTCCTCCGCTTGGAATTACATCTGCTCTTAATGCACCAAAAGGCGTAGTAAAGGTAACAATTGAACCTGTTGCTACATCTGACATATCAGCAACTCTTTGAAATGTGCCTAAATCTAACTGTCCGGCTAAAGGCGTTGATGCAACGCCATGTGCATAAGAATTAATTATAATTATTCCCATAATATCATGTCCTATGTCCGTATAATGTAACTTTCAACCCTGTTCCTTTTGTTGAAGTCCCTACTTGGTCTATATCAAATATTATAATCGCATTATCCGCTAAAGCATTATCGCTAATTACTGCGGCTGAAGCGGCAGTTTCTGAAGTAGTTTCATTTGCGTCAATACTTAATTTAGTGCTAAGAATTGTTCCTGATGCGGAGGCTTCGTTAATATCCACTATAATACTTTGACCTTGAGGCGCAGTATTTACAGAAGCCTTTACTTTAGTTAAAGTCATAGCAAACGGCATATGAAATGTGGCTTTTCCTGTTCCTGATGCTAAATCAGTTGTTTCATCTGATAAAGCAACAATAATAACTTCTTCAACTCCCTTTAATTGAATATTATTATCATGCGTATCGGCAGTAAATGAAGCGGTTTTAGCAGCCCCACTACCGTCTTTAACACTAAATGTTAAAGTCTTATCATTAACAGTATTAGCAAAAGTAATATTATCAGAAGATTCTGTTATAGTCAATTCAGCGGCAGTTCCTAAACTAAGTGAATTAGAATCTAAATTTCCTGTAATATCACAATCCCCCGCACCATCAACAGAAAACTTAGCGGCATTAGAATTATTTCTAACTTCAAAAGCAGTAGCGTTAGTATCTGTTCCTAATCTATTTACAATTTTTTTATCTGCATCTGTATTATCAATAATAAAATCTCCGCCCTCATTTCCAACAGTAATAGTTGTTCCTTCCGGTGAAGCCTCTATTTTAGACATTTCAGTTAAAATACCACTGAATTGTAATGTTGTATTTGTAAGAGTTGCAGTAGGGTCAGCACTTAATGTAAAACAAGTAGCAGTATTTATTGCAGCAATAGTAGCACCCGCAGGAATACCTGTTCCTGTAACTCTTAAACCTAAAACAATATTAGAGTTAGCATTATGAGTAATGTGCCTAACACTT